TCGAGCAGAAGCAAGGTTCCGTATCGATCAGCTTTTACAACACAAATATTCAAAATGGAGTCCCTATTGCAGTTATTTTGCAGTACGGACATGCAACAAGAAACGGCGGCTGGGTACAGGGGCGAGACTACATCAATCCTGCTATCCAGCCTATTTTTGACAAAATTGCAGATGCGGCATGGAAGGAGGTTACTAAGCTATGAGTACAACTATTGACGAACGTGTCGTCGAAATGCGGTTTGATAACAAACAGTTTGAACAGAATATTCAGACCAGTTTATCAAGCCTCGATAAGTTGAAGAAGAGCCTTAACCTCGAAGGGGCGGCGAAAGGCTTAGAAACCGTAAACGATGCCGCAAATAAATGCAGTGGGAATATGTCACCGCTGAGTAATGCAGTTGAGACTGTGCGAGTGCGATTTTCGGCATTGGAAGTGATGGCGATTACAGCTTTGCAGAACATTACCAACTCTGCACTTGCTGCTGGAAAAAATCTTGTCTCCGCTTTTACCATCGATCCGATTAAAACCGGTTTTGAGGAGTATGAGACCCAGATCAATGCCGTTCAGACAATCCTTGCAAATACCTCTTCAAAAGGCACAACGCTTGATCAGGTAAACAATGCGTTGGATGAACTAAACCATTATGCAGATATGACCATTTACAATTTTACGGAAATGACCCGTAACATTGGTACGTTCACTGCGGCTGGCGTAGATTTGGACACATCTGTAGCCGCTATCAAGGGTATTGCGAACCTTGCAGCCGTATCAGGTTCCAACTCTCAGCAGGCAAGTACCGCTATGTATCAGCTTTCACAAGCATTAGCGGCAGGAACAGTAAAATTACAGGACTGGAACTCAGTAGTAAACGCTGGTATGGGTGGTCAGGTATTCCAGGATGCGCTGAAAGAAACGGCTAAAGTTCATGGAATTGCCATTGATGAGATGATCAAAGATGAGGGCTCATTCAGAGAGACCCTTAGTAAAGGATGGCTTACCTCTGACATCTTGACTGAAACTTTGGCAAAATTTACAGGCGATCTCAACGAAGATCAGCTTCGAACCATGGGATACACCGATGATCAGATCAAATCCATCATGGAGATGGGTAAGACCGCGAATGATGCTGCGACAAAAGTAAAAACTTTTACCCAATTATTCGACACATTGAAAGAGGCTGCCCAGTCCGGATGGACACAAAGCTGGGAAATTATCGTCGGCGACTTTGAAGAGGCGAAGGAATTACTTACGGAAGTGAGTGATACGTTCAGTGCCGTAATCAATGCTTCTGCCGATGCAAGAAATAAAATGCTTCAGGATTGGAAAGACCTTGGTGGTCGAACCATGATGATCGAAGCAGTAAAGAATGTTTTCGAGGGACTAGTTAGCGTTGCTAAGCCTGTTCGGGAGGCATTTAACGAAATCTTTCCGCCAATGACTGGAAAACAGTTAGCCGAAATCACAGAACGTATCCGTGATCTGACAGCAAAATTCAAAATGGGGGAAGAGAGTTCAAAGAATCTAAAGAATACGTTTAAGGGCGTATTTGCAGTGCTTGATATCGTCGGACAAGCTTTCGAAGCTGTTGCTGGTGGTGTCGGCGAATTGATTGGTCTTTTCTTACCGGCTGGAAACGGGGTGTTATCACTTACCGGAAGCTTCGGTGAGTATCTCGTTAAGCTTGATGAAACTGTAAAGAAGACAGATATCTTTGGTAAAGCAGTTTCGACTGTTGTTGATATCGTAAAGACAGTTATTACGTTTGTTAAAACTGCCGGAGAAAAAGTAAAAGAATTTGGAAAAGCCGCAGGGGAGAAGTTCGATTTCCCTGGATTTGAATTATTCCACTCATTCCTTGAACGAGTACATGATCGCATGGCTCAGATTGGTGATGGTGCTGGAAAAATGAAGAGCGGAGTCATTGTTGCTTTTGAGATGATGGGAGAAGCACTGGAAAAATGTAAATTTCTCAAAGTCATGGAAGCATTGTGGACAGCTGTAAAGGTAATTGCTGGCGGTATTGCCGATGCAGTCGGGACTATGATGGGAACACTTGCCGAGAAACTTGGAAATGCAGATTTCAGCGGAGTTCTTGACATTCTTAACAGCATTGCTGTCGGTGGAATTGCTTTATCAGTTTCTAAATTCTTAAAGAGTGTAACCGAACCTCTTGAGGGGTTAAATGGCGTTCTCGAAGGAGTAACTGGAATTCTTGACGGGGTCAGAGGCTGCTTTGAGGCATATCAGACAAATCTTAAAGCTGGAACGCTACTTAAAATTGGAGCAGCAATCGCTTTGCTTGCAGGTTCTATCGTTGCAATTTCCCTGATCGATAGTGATAAACTATCAGCTTCTCTTGGAGCAATTACTGTACTCTTTGCTAATTTACTTGGAGCGATGGCGATTTTCAATAAAATCAGTAGTGATACGGGAAAAGTATCTAAAGCATGTACCGCAATGATTGCTATGTCAGTTGCAGTATCCATTTTGGCAGGAGCTTTGAAGAAGGTTTCAGACCTTGATTGGGGTGAACTTGCAAGAGGGTTGGTTGGAATTGCTGGTCTTACGACTATTGTTGTTGCATCATCTAAAGCCATGGCAAGCAGTCAGAAGCAGGTTATGAAAGGCGCTACCAGCTTAATTATATTTGGAGCGGCTATCAAAATTCTGGCTTCAGCATGTGAGGATTTATCGAAATTACAGTGGGATGAACTCGGACGTGGATTAACAGGAGTAGGAGTATTATTTGCTGAGATTGCTGTATTCCTTAGAGTTGCAAAATTCAACGGGAAAATGATCAGCACTGCAACTGGAATCGTTATTCTGTCGGCAGCAATGAAGGTTTTGGCGTCCGCTTGCAAAGACTTTGGTCAGATGGTGTGGAGCGAGATTGGAAAAGGATTAGCTGGAATCGGTGGATTACTTGCCGAACTTGCTGTCTTTACGAATTTGGCTGGAAATGCAAAACACGTAATGTCTACTGGCGTAGCCTTAATTGCTATTGGCGCTGCAATGAAAATCTTTGCTTCCGCTGTAAAAGATTTTGGTCAATTACAGTGGGATGAAATCGGCAGAGGTTTAACTGCTATGGGCGGCGCACTTGCAGAGGTAGCTATTGCTGTTAATCTGATGCCGAAGAACATGATCGGTATTGGAACTGGGCTCGTTATCGTCGGCGGCGCACTTGAAATCATTGCAAACTGTATGAGTAAATTCGGAGGTATGCAGTGGGAAGAGATCGGTAGAGGTCTTACCGTCATGGGTGGGGCCTTAGCTGAGTTGGCTATCAGTCTCAATTTCATGAAAGGTACGCTTGGTGGATCAGCAGCATTGTTGGTTGCGTCCGGAGCCTTAGCTGTTCTTGCGCCGGTACTCAGTATTTTGGGAGCGTTATCGTGGGAAGCGATTGCGAAAGGACTTATTTCTATTGCCGGAGCATTCACAATTATCGGCCTAGCAGGCGCGGTACTTACACCATTGGTTCCGACTATTCTGGCATTATCGGGAGCGTTTGCATTGATTGGTGTTGGGGTTCTTACAATCGGAGCGGGTTTACTTGCAGCTGGCACAGGACTTTCGGCACTTGCTATCGGATTCACAGCGCTGGCAACTGCTGGTGCCGCTGGAGCGACTGCAATCGTAGCAGCACTGACAGTTATCGTTACTGGTATCGCTGGCTTAATTCCGGCTGTTCTTACAAAAGTCGGAGAAGGAATTATCGCAATCTGCAAAGTTATTGCTGCCGGAGCGCCAGCTATTGGTGAAGCTGTAAAGGCAGTTGTCTTAACGCTGATCGATGTTTTCGTATCCTGTGTACCGCAGCTGGCAGACGGAGCTTTACAATTAGTGGTTGGTGTATTAGCGGCTCTGGTTACTTATACGCCTCAAATTGTAGATCTAGCTTTCAAATTCCTTATTGGAATTTTAGATGGTATTGCTAGTAATCTGCCGTCACTGATTAAAGCTGGTGTCGATGTACTCGTAGCATTTTTCGCTGGTATCGTCGATGCACTGAGAGGAATCGATACTGGAGCTTTGCTAAAAGGAATTGCCGGAATCGGTCTGTTATCAGCTATTATGCTTGCTCTTAGTGCAACAGCATCGCTTGTTCCAGGAGCAATGGTTGGAATCCTTGGTATGGGTGCGGTTGTTGCTGAGATGGCGTTAGTGCTTGCAGCCGTCGGACTCTTATCGAAACTTCCAGGACTTTCTTGGCTTATCGGAGAAGGTGGAAAGCTTTTACAGGGAATCGGAACGGCAATCGGTCAGTTCGTTGGTGGAATCGTCGGCGGATTTATGAGCGGTGTGTCGAGTCAGTTCCCGCAAATTGGAGCTGATTTATCCACTTTTATGAATAATGTTCAGCCGTTTTTACAGGGAGCTAGTCAGATTCAGCCATCTATGATGGACGGAGTAAAGGCATTAGCCGAGACTGTGCTTATTCTGACAGCGGCTGATATTTTACAGGGATTGACTTCTTGGCTTACAGGAGGATCGTCTTTATCTAAGTTCGGAGAGGAACTTGTACCGTTTGGCGAAGCTATGAGAGATTTCTCGTTAGCTATCGGAAACATGGACGGGGAAATCGTGGCAAATGCGGCGACAGCTGGCAAAGCATTAGCTGAAATGGCAGCCACAATTCCAAATACAGGCGGATTAGTGTCTTTCTTCGCAGGAGAAAATGACATGACTGCCTTTGGAAAGCAGCTTGTACCATTTGGCGAAGCTATTAGACAGTTCGGGGATGCAATTACTGGACTCGATGCAAATGCCGTTACAGAAGCGGCAATCGCTGGCAAGGCCATGGCAGAGATGGCAACAACCATTCCAAATTCTGGTGGTGTCGTAGGATTCTTTGCTGGTGAAAACGATATGGGTGAGTTTGGAAAACAGCTTGTACCATTTGGCGAAGCAATGAAAGCATTTGGCGATGCGGTTCGTGGACTGGAAGCCGATGCAATCGTCAATTCTGCAACGGCGGGCAAGGCTTTAGTCGAGCTTGCTGATACTGTTCCCAATACAGGTGGCGTTGTAGCATTCTTTACTGGAAACAACGATGTTGATACTTTCGGTGAGAAACTTGTACCGTTCGGTGAAGCTATGAAGGCATATTCTGAAGCTATTATGGGTATGGACTCCGCGGCTATTACGAACTCAGCAACAGCTGGTAAAGCCCTAGTGGAGCTTGCCAACACCATTCCAAATACCGGAGGACTTGTAAGCTGGTTTACCGGTGACAACGATCTTGGTAGTTTTGGTGATAGTCTGGTTCAGTTCGGAAGTGGAATTAAGAGTTATTCGGATTCTATTTCTGGAATCGATACCGGAATCATGTCAAGTGTGATTACCCAGGTGAATCGACTTGTTGAAATGGCTAAAGGAATGGCGGAATTAGATACGAGTGGTATGAGTGGTTTTAGCACAGCACTGATTCAGCTTGGAAACAACGGTATCGACGGTTTCATCAATGCGTTTACAGATGCGAGCGGAAGAGTGACATCCGCCGCGACCTCTATGCTGACGACATTCATCAATGCGGCTAATGCTCAGAAAGGTAATCTGACATCTACGTTTACGACCATGATGCAGGCTGTACTTACGACTCTTACGAACTATCAAACTCAGTTCAATACTGCTGGCTCTACGTTGATGACAAAATTTATCAGCGGAATTAAATCTCAGGACGGAAATACCAAAACTGCAATTACCAACATTATTAGCGGTTGCATCACTGCAATCAATAATAAGCAGACTCAGTTCAATACTGCGGGTGCGAACCTTATGATCAAGCTTATTGCTGGAGTTAAATCGAAAGATTACGAAACCAGAAATGCGTTTGTAAACATCTTAAGTTCATGCCTTACAGCTATCGCGAACAAGTATCCGGAATTTCAAAATGCAGGAATGCAGTGCATGATTAAGTTCATCGCTGGTGTTAAGGAAAAAGCCGAAGAAGTAAAAACAGCTTTCACTGGCAATCTTAATGCTTCTGTAACAGCTATCCGGGATTATCATGATCAGTTTAAACAGGCTGGTGCTTACTTGGTGGAGGGATTTGCTGATGGAATCAGTGAGAATACGTACCGCGCGGAAGCTAAAGCCAGAGCAATGGCAAGGGCTGCGGCAGAAGCAGCAGAAGACGAACTGGACGAGCATTCACCTTCCAGAGTAGGATACCACATCGGTGATTTCTTTGGATTGGGATTCGTTAATGCCATCGGAACTTATGCGGTGAAGGCATATAATGCCAGTGCTGAAATGGCTGATTCGGCAAAAACAGGTCTCGGAAATGCAATCGCAAAGGTTAAGGATATGATCGACAACGGTGTTGATGGTCAGCCTACGATTCGACCGATTCTGGATCTGTCAGACGTTGAAGAGAAGAGTCATCGACTGAATACGCTGTTCAGTAGATCGCAGGCTTTAACCGTCAGCACAGGAATTGCAGCAGCTCGTGGACGGAATCTTCAAAATGAAGATACTAATCCGAATACAGGTAACTCTTATAACTTTACACAGAATAACTATTCGCCTAAGGCACTGTCGAGAACAGAGATTTATCGGCAGACGAAGAATCAGTTCTCGGCGATGGAAAGGATGGTGGAAACTTGATTCGAGCAGTCACGTTTACGAACTATCTTGGCGATAGTATCCGACTTGATTTGGCGAGACCGGAGGAATCCGGTTTCATCATCAAGTCTGTAACTGGCTTGGGACCAGGAAAAGCGAACATCAATACGACGGAAATCGCTACAAACGATGGAAGTCTGTTCAATTCTTCAAGGATGCCGAGCCGAAACATTGTTATTTCTCTTGCGTATATGTGGAAGGATTCCATTGAAGACGTAAGACAGCTTTCATACAAGTATTTTCCTATTAAAAAGAAGCTCACAATGCTTATCGAAACCGATAATAGGCAGGCAGAGATTGAAGGGTATGTCGAATCAAACGACCCAACAATCTTCAGTAAAGACGAGGGTTCGGATATCTCAATCGTGTGTCCGAATCCTTTCTTTTACTCTGCCGGAAAAGACGGAATCAACACAACCATCTTCTATGGTGTAGAGGCACTGTTCGAGTTTCCTTTCAGTAATGAATCTCTTAAGGACCCGTTACTAGAAATGGGAGAAATCAAAAATGAAACAGAGCAGGTGGTTGTATATAATGGCGACGCTGAAATCGGAGTGACTATTACGATTCACGCAATCGGTGAAGCCAGCAATATTACGATCTACAATACCGGTACTCGTGAAGTGATGCGGATCGATACCGATAAATTGGAGAAATTCACTGGCTCTGGAATTATAGCAGGTGATGAAATCATTATCTGCACCGTAAAAGGAAACAAGTCGATTACGCTTCTTAGGAACGGAAAGACTACAAACATCTTGAACTGCCTGGATAAAAACGCTGATTGGTTCCAGCTTGCGAAGGGCGACAACATCTTTGCTTATACGGCTGAGTACGGAAGTACAAATTTACAGTTTAAGATTGAGAACCGTATAGTCTACGAGGGGGTATAAGCACTATGGATGTGACAATTTTAAACACCAACCTAGATGCTGTCTCTATTGTGGATACGTACGAGTCCTTCATCTGGACGGATCGGTATTACGCTTACGGTGACTTTGAACTGTATGAAGCAATGCGAGAGGGCCTTCTTGACTACATCAAACAGGATTACTATTTGCAGAGCAAGGAATCTGAACATGTGATGATCGTGGAGAAAATCCAGATTACTTCAGATACCGAAGACGGTAACCATGTAACGGTTACTGGGCGTTCATTAGAATCTATCCTCGACAGGCGAATCGTCTGGGGACAGAAACTATTAAGCGGAAATCTTCAAAATGGAATAAAAACACTGCTCAACGAGAATGTAATTTCTCCGTCAGACAGCAATCGAAAAATTCCAAACTTTATTTTCAAAGAATCAACCGATCCAGCAATTACAAAGTTGAAACTGGAAGCTCAGTACACGGGAGATAACCTGTATGATGTCATCCAGAAAATTTGCGAGGAGCAGGGTATCGGTTTCAAGATCACTCTGAATGATGAAAAGCAGTTCGTATTTGAGTTGTATGCCGGTTCAGATAGATCATACGATCAGACGGAGAATCCCTACGTTATATTTTCACCGAAATTCGAGAACATCATCAATAGTAACTACATCGAATCTAAAGCTTCGTTGAAGACAGTGACCTTGGTTGGTGGAGAAGGTGAGGGCGCCGATCGAAGATATACTACGGTTGGTGGTGGCTCTGGTTTGAATCGCAGAGAATTGTTTACGGACGCTCGTGACATTTCTTCAAATGTTGGAAGCGATGATGCGTTGACCGATGCCGAGTATATGGCACAGTTGCAGCAAAGAGGAAAAGAAAAGCTTGCTGAAAATGTGAGCATTACCTCATTCGAGGGAGAAACAGAAACAACTATCATGTTCCAGTATGGAAAAGATTTCTTTAACGGGGACATTGTACAGATTGCGAACGAATACGGACACGAGACAAAAGCTCGTATTCTTGAAATTGTTCGTTCAGAAGATAAGGACGGTTATTCCGTCTATCCGACTTTTAAGACTATAGAACAGGAAGGAGCGTGATGAAGAAGTGAGTGTAACATTTGGATTTTATAATTCAAAAGAAGGAGATCGGCGCTACGATGCTATTCAGATGTCCAGCATTTTCGATGGAATCATTCAGGACGGAATATTGCAGCATGTCGGAACTGCAATGGTTGTAAAAGAATCGGAAGCAATGATTATCAACGTTGGTGTCGGACGAGCCTGGTTCAATCACACTTGGACGCTGAATGACGCTCTGTTACCATTAGTAGTTCCACAGTCCGAGATTCTGCTGAACCGATATGATGCAGTTGTGCTTGAAGTGGATTCGAGAGAGGCCGTCAGAGCAAATGACATCAAAATCATTAAAGGAACCCCAGCATCGAATCCAACGAAACCTACGATGGTGAAGACAAATGATCGCTGGCAATATCCGCTGGCGTATATTTATGTCGGCGCCGGAGTTACTTCTATTCGACAGGCAAACATCACGAACTGCGTTGGAACTTCAGAGTGTCCATTCGTAACGTCTCCATTGGACAAGGTCGAAATCGATGATTTGATTGCTCAATGGCAGGACCAGTGGAAAGAGTTCTACGAAAAGCAGACTACTGATATGGAAGAAACAAATAAGTTTTGGAAAGAGCAGTGGTCTACCTGGTTTCTGGCACAGACTGAGGAGATTCAGTCTGCATATTTGACATGGGAAGCTCAGTGGAACCTTTGGTATTCGGAGCATACAGCAGATATGGAAGCCACAAGTACCTATTGGAAAGAAAAATGGGAGGCGTGGTTCAACGAATACACAAGCATCAATACTGCGGAAATGGCTGACTGGAAACAGAAGTCAGAAACAGAATTTCGAGAATGGTTTGATCAGTTACAGGCACTGTTAGATGGCAATACGGCGGCAAGCCTTGCTAAGAAGCTGCTGGAATTGCAGGAGCAGGTAGATATTCTTAACCAGTTCAGTTCCAACCTTGAAAACGAATACACGGTATATCAGAAGCTTTATGATAATGGATACCGTACTTACGGAGACGTGCTCGATTCTTCGGACGCACCCATTACTGACAGCAATTTGGATACGGTCATTGGACGTACATATTCCAGTGATCTTCTCCGTGACAGCAATGGCGATGTTATCGAAGGTCGGGCTATTTTTGTCATCAAATAAAGGAGGATTCATTAAATGAAAATCACAGACTACGAAAAGGTCCAGGCGTTAGCAGCAAGTAATATTTTCCTGCTTGACGGACCTAACGGGACAAAGACCATTGCGGCAGATGCTTTAGCAAAGGCGTTAATCGGTCTTTTAAGTTCCAAAGATTTTATCGGAGGAGTAAATCTTTCCGAACTCACCCAGATCAACGAGCTGGTATCCGGTAACAAATTACTCGTCGGGACTACGGACGGAAACAAGGCTATTGCAGCTGAAGACGCACTCTTTGCTATGCTTGATGGCTTTGCTCCGGTGGAGCTTCGCCGGGTACTCTTCAGAGGCAAGAATCTTGGTACAGCGCTGACCGCAGTACAGAAAGCTGCTATTAAGGACGGTTCCTTTAAAGGAATGTTCCTTGGCGACTATTGGAGTATCGGAGGTCGTATTTGGCGTATCGTTGATATGGATTACTGGTACAACTGCGGTGATACTGCATTTACCAGCCATCATCTCGTTATCATGCCGGATGAGGCGCTTTACAATGCGCAGATGAATACTACCAATGTTACGACCGGTGGATATGTGGGCTCTGCGATGTACAAGAGTAACTTGGCAAACGCCAAAACAATCGTAAATGCGGCTTTCCAGGGGTCTGTTCTTACTCACAGAGAATACCTGTGCAATGCGGTTGCAAACGGAAGACCGTCAGGTGGAGCATGGTTCGATTCCAGCATTGAGCTCCCGAATGAACCTATGATGTATGGTCATCTTCATTTCAGTCCGACTTCTGACGGTTCTACTGTTCCGAGCATCTACACAATCAGCAAGACTCAGCTGGCGTTGTTCATGGTGTGCCCTAAATTCATCGTAAACAGATCTTACAACCAGTGGTTAAGAGACGTCGTTTCTTCGGCTGGCTTTGCCGGTGTGGGCTACTATGGCGATGCGTACTACTACGCCGCTTCGGGCTCTATTGGGGTTCGTCCGGTCTTCCCGGTTGGTTAATTAAGATCGCGGGGCCTTGTGCCCCGTTTATATTTTTGAAAGGAGCTTCTAATCATGGAAGAAAAAATCTATAAAATTACCCTCGGTAATGGAACTGAGATTTCCAATCTTAAGTTGAACGGAAACAATTTCATTTCCACAGAAAAGATCGAGGAATCCGTATTTGCAGATAACTGCTCTCCGGTTACTATCAGCGACGGAACAACTGAGACTGTTCATCCAAACATGGAACTGGTTCAGATCGTTGAGCAGGTTCCAGGGGAATACTGGTTTGTCCTTAGAGATATTTCTGAGGAGGAATTTGCCAGAACCAAAATGCAGTCTGACATCGCCTACATTGCAATGATGTCCAATGTAGAGCTTTAAGAAGGGAGATCACCATGGAACATAGCAAGAATTACAGTAAAGTAAAGCTTTGGTACAGCATGAAAATGTGGAATGAGACCAGAGTTCGTAATGCGGTGAAGATGGGCTGGATCACCAAAGAGGAGTTCGCCGAGATCACTGGTAAAGATTACGAATGAGTGTTCTGTTAGGCGACAGGAAAGAGTCAAAATTCGAAGCGATTACGTACTCGATCGAGTTGCATGATATGCTGATACTCCTTATGCAAAGGGGATTTGGTGTTAAGGATGTGGACAGCTTTGTTCGGAAGAAGTATGCGTATGGAGAAATTTCGGAAGAAAACTTTGCTAAGTACAGAGAACTGATGCGGAGTTTCAAATCGAAAGTAAATCAGTGTGCTTCCTTAATAACGAGCAATGTTAGAGCGGCAAATACCATTTACCCACGGTCAATGCACGAGTACGAGACCAGGAGAGATTACCAGAATGCGGCCATTGTAAATTGCGAGCAGCTCATTAACGAGTTGCAGCGGGTTGTTGAAATATTCGATGTAGATCTGAATTTATACAACCGGTATGTTAAAGCTATCGACCGAGAAATCGGATTGATAAAAAGGTGGCGTCAAAGAGACATGGCGATTAAGTCGCGGTTAGAAAAAGGGTAACATCTAAAAATTGCGTCGTTTCTTCGGCTAACTTTGCCAATGTGAACAACAATGGCAATACGAACTACAACAACGCTTCGAACTCTAATGGAGTTCGTCCGGATTCTTCGATTAACCAACGAAGAAGGAGATGCTATCCGTTCCGCAAGGATAAATAATAAAGCCTAATACAATTTACTACGGTAAGTATTGTTATAACGGTGAATAGGTTATGAACTACGAGGAGATTGTCTGTGACGCCAATAACTTGTATAGGGCTTATAAGGTCTCTGTGAAGAGCAGCAAGTGGAAAGAATCGACGCAAAAATTCATGATGAATTTCCTGCGGTACATATTCGAAATCCAAGATGATCTAATAAATCGGACACTTCAAAATGGACCGACACAGGAATTCGAGCTGCATGAAAGAGGCCGGATAAGACCTATTACAAGCATTCAAATCCGCGATCGCATTGTCCGACATTCTCTGTGTGATGAGGTTTTACTTCCAGAAGTTAGGAAACATATCATTTATGATAACTGCGCATCTATCAAGGGACGCGGAATTTCACAACAGAGAAAACGATTCGAAATCCATCTCCACAAATACTACCAATTATACGGAAATGACGGTTATATTCTATTCGGTGACTTTTCAAAGTTCTATGACAATATTATCCATGAGATTGCCAAACGAGAATTGTTGAAGCTGTTCAATGACGATGAGTTTATTGACTGGCTTTTAACGTTGATATTTAAGGGCTTCCAGATCGATGTTTCGTACATGTCTGACGAGGAATACGAGGCCTGTATGACCGATACTTTCAATAAACTGGAGTATCGGAACATTCCAAAAGAGAAGCTCACTGGCGAAAAGTGGATGGAGAAGTCTGTCAATATTGGAGATCAGCTTTCGCAAGTCATTGGAATTTACTATCCATATCCTATTGACAATTACGTCAAGTATGTACGTCAGCAGAAATTTTATGGAAGGTATATGGACGATTGGTACATTATGAATCCCAGTAAAGAAGAGCTTGAAGACTTGCTCGAAAACGTCTGTAAAATAGCAGCTGAACTTGGAATCCATATCAATCGTAAGAAAACCAGAATCGTTAAGATTTCGAGCAAATACAAATTCCTGCAAATCAAGTACACACTTACAGATACTGGTAAAGTCATCAAACGAATAAACCCGGATCGAGTTACCGCCATGCGTAGAAAACTCAAGAAACTTGCCGTTAAGGTTGGAAATGAAGAAGCGGATTACGACAATATCGAGAACATGTTTCGCGGTTGGATGGGAGGTCATTATAAGCTCTTATCCAGAGAACAACGAAAGAATTTAATACAGCTTTACGAAGACCTATTTAGTAAGAAAATCACAATAGTCAACAAGAAGCTGATTGTTTCTGATAGGTCTGCATGATTGCACATAAAGAAGGAGGAAACGATGGAACCATGGTTTCAGGTTGTACTTACAATCTTTAGCTCAGTTCTTGCATCTTCTGGGCTGTGGGCCTATTTGCAAAAGAAAAGCGAGCAAAAAGATGTTAAAACAGAGATGCTTATTGGATTGGCACATGACAGGATCATGTATCTTGGAATGTCGTATATTGACCGTGGGTGTGTAACCCAGGATGAATATGAAAATCTGAGGGTATATCTCTATGAACCCTACGAACGTATGGGCGGGAACGGTTCAGCGAAGCGAATTATGCAGGAGGTGGACAAACTCCCGATTCATAAATTTATAGAGAAGGAGGAAGAGCACAATGAGCATGAGTAACAAGA